AACACGATTTTAGAAGAATCGGGTTATTATGAATTGCCTTACAGCGTTTTTGTTTGGGAAAAAGAAACTTCATCAGCGTATGGGGGAAGCCCTGCAAGAGAGGCAATCCCTGATATGAGACTTTTAAACAAGGTGGAAGAAGCAAGATTAAAGTTAGCACAGCTTGTATCGGAGCCGCCTATGAATGTGCCGGATTCTATGAGAGGTTTTGAATCGGTTGTTCCTGCGGGATATAACTATTATGAAAGGCCCGATATGATAATGACACCTATCAACATAGGAGCTAACTTTCCTATTACGCTTGAAACTATACAGGATATAGAATCAAGATTAAGAGATAAGTTCCATGTCGATTTTATGCTTATGTTACAGGCTCAAACAGCACAAAAGACAGCGACAGAAGTTATAGAATTACAGGGTGAAAAGTCGGCTCTTTTATCGAGTTTGATAGTCAATCAAAATAAGGCCTTATCTGAAATAGTTATCCGTACATTAAATATTATGTACAGGCAGGGACGCTTTCCGGAGCCTCCCAATATTTTAAACGGCTCGGATGCGGTTTTAAATGTTGACTTTGTAGGGCCTTTAGCACAGGCTCAAAAGAGGTATCATCAAACAGGAGGCGTACAGGCAAGCCTAGCCATCTCACAGCCTATTATACAGATGAACCCTGAAGTACTTGATTATATCGATACGGATAAACTTCTTAAAAATGTGCTTGATACAAACGGATTTCCGCAATCGGCTATCCGTGAAGATGATGAGGTAGAGCAAATAAGGCAGCAAAGGGCTGAAGCTCAAATGCAGGCTATGCAGGCTCAAATGCAAATGCAGGCACAAAGTAATATAACGAATAACTTCGATAAGCTTAATGAGCCGGTAAAAGAAGGATCGCCTATTCAAGAGTTATCGGAACAGCTTACAGGAGGACTTGGAGGCGATAATGAGTAAGTGCGTAATACCGGGCTATGAAACAAGCAGCCCCGATGAGCAAATAAAGGCTTTAAGGAAAACTTTTAAAAGAGTATTTAAAACCGAAGACGGGAAAATTATATTTAATGCTCTTTTAAACGATTTATTTTATTTTACGGAGGCAAAAACCGAGGCTGAAAAAGCCTTGTGTGAATATGCAAAATTCTTTTTAAGGGAAAGATTGGGAATCGTTAAAACATTGGATATTACTAATAGCCTAATAGATAACCTTGATTGACCTTGATAAATAAGGAGTAACGGAATGGATGGACTAGATCAGAACAATGGTAATCAGACACCACAGGGTAACGGAAGCGGAGAAACACAGGCGACCGGTACATCAGTTTTAGATGCTTTTAAGGGAGCGGAAACTGGAGGCAATCAGAACCCTGCAACTAAAGGGGATGAAAATGCTAAAGGCGTACAGGCTAACAAAGAAGCAGAAACTTATGCTTTAAAAGCTTGGGGAGCACAGCTTTCAAAGGAATTAAAGGAAAATGAAGAAGCGGTTAAGGTTTTATCCAAGTTTGAGGATATATCGGGCCTTGCCAATTCCTACATCGAACTTGAAAAAAAACAAGGAAGTATGCACACAATCCCGGGCGAAAAGGCAACACAAGAGGAGCTCGATGCTTTTTATAAACGGTTAGGGAAACCGGAGGCCGCCGATAAGTATTCTTTTGATCAGAAATACGAAGCAGAAAAACGATTTGCAGAGGCAGCATTTAAGGCTAACCTATCAGACAAGCAGGCTAAGGAACTTTATGATTTTATCTTAAATATAGGAGAAAGTCAAAAAAAACAATACAGGGAACTTCTTGCAAAAAAAGCAAAAGAGACAGATGCTTTATTACAAAAAGAATACGGCAACCTCTTTGAACAAAAAATAGGGAACTACACCAAAGCCTTAAAACTTTTAGGAGGCGGTGAAGTTATGAAACAGTTAGAAGAAACAGGGCTTGCCTATGATCCGGGTTTTGTAAAATTGATGATAAATGCCGGAGAAGTTTTAGGTGAAAGTAAAGCCGTTATAGGAAACGGAACAACACCTAGCGGCATTAAGTCGGCACGGGAGGGAGGCACCTTTTCTTTTTTTAATGAATAAGGAGTTAATATATGCCTAATTTATCGATGACAGACAGCATGACAGCTTTGGAAGTTATGCGAAGGGCTAACAATCAGGACGGGTTCCATATCGTAGAGCTTATGGCTCAAACGAATGAGATTTTAAAAGATATGCCTATGATTGAGGCAAACGACGGTACAATCCACAATACTCTTGTACGTACTTCTTTAAGAAGCGGTACACACAGAAAGTACAATGAAGGAATTGCACCGGGAGCTACAACAACCGACACGATCAGAGACCGTATCACGATGCTTGAAGATTACAGTATTGTAGATAAGGATTTGGCAGATCATTCAGGGAATGTTAAGGCTTTAAGGGCAAGCGAGGCCGATGCTTTTTTGCAGGGTATGGGACAAACACAAGCAGAAGAACTTATTTACGGCGACCACGGAAGAAACGAAGCGGAAATCAATGGACTTGCGGTAAGGCTTAATAAGCTTACAAATAAGAACGTTATGAACGCTGGCGGATCCGGCAATAAGTGTACATCAATCTATGTATGTGCAGTAGGCAATAGGTTTGCTCATCTTATTTATCCGCGAGGCCGTAAAGATTGCGGTATAAAAACCGAAGATATGGGCCTTCAAAATTGGCCTATGGAGCAAGGCAAGGTAATGCCTGCTTATGTGCAGTTTTTTAGCACACATTACGGGCTTTCGATTGCTCATCCTGATGCCGTTAAGCGTATTTGTAATATCGATAACACGGTACCGGGAGACAAAATCGTAGAAATGATTCTTGAAGCTATGCTGCGATTACCACAAGGAGCACAAGGCGTTTCTATTTATTGCAATCAGGATATTTTGGTAAAAATCGACAAGGCCGCTTGGAGCAAGGGTAATGCCGTATTTACCAAAGAGGATCCGTGGGGCGATATGATTACGCATATCAGATCGGGAAGATGCCGAAGGGTTGATGCAATTCTTTCAACCGAACAAGCACTTGTTTAATGGATAATGGGTAATCGGTAATTATGCCGATTACCCGTTGAATAAAAAGTTTTTATAAGGAGAAAAAAAATGACTAATCTTTATTTGGATAAACGCTTGGAGCTTTCAAGCGATCAGGCAATTACAACGACAGCAGAAAGCCAAAACGCTATAGATTTTGGCACGGACTCTTGCAGTGCAGACGGCAAACGCATTGACTTTAGAATCAAGGAAAAGTTTCAAGGCGGAACTTCCTTAAAGTTTATCTTACAGGATAGTGCAAACGGTACAAGTTTTGATGACAAACTTACCTCGACTACCTTTAATACGGCAGTCTTGGTTGAAAGTCAAAAAGAGCCTTTTTATTCTCTTGTCATTCCTAAAGGTTTACGCAGGTACATCAGGGTAAAGTATGATGTTCAAGGAACTTTTACCAAGGGCAAGATTCACGCAATCTTGAATACCGAAATGTAAGGAGGATGAGTTTATGGCAAAGAAAAATAAAACAAAGAATGAAGTAAGGGAAGAACTAAAGGCTAGTAATCCTCATTTTACGGATGAGCAGATCGATGAGCTTTTAGAAGAATCCTTTGACGGTGAAGATACCGCTAGTGATGAAACATCGGGCGGAGCCGAAACAGGAGATGCAGCAGCTTTAAGGGCCGAGCTCGAAGCTGAAAGAGCAGAACTTGAAAAGGAAAAAGAAGCCCTAGCCTTGGAAAGAGCAGAGCTTGAAAAAGAAAAGGCTAAACTTGATAAGGAACTTACAAGCTTAAATGAAACGCTTGATACGGCTATTACAGGCGAAGAAAAAGAATATGTATGCAACACAGCATGCACCTTTGACGGAGCCTATTATAAAGCCGGTGATATTTTGGTTACGAGCAAAGAGATTTGCGAATTCTTTGATCCCGTATAGATTGATTACTTTTTGAGGCTATAAGGCATTATGAAAAGATTAAAGGTTTTTCTCCTCACTTACTTTTATTTTCGATTAATGTCTTAAAGCCTCATCTTTAAAAGATGAGATAAATGAATATAGATAGAAACCTTGCAAACAGGGCATTATCGGCCGTCGGAGAGCCTCAATTAAATGAGACTGACAAAGAGTCAAAAAGTTTTTTACTTGTTAAAAAGTTTTATTTACCTACCATGTTAGAAAGCCTTGAGATGATACCGTGGACTAGCGGAAAAAAAAGGGCAAGACTTGAAAAAGATTTATCTGAAAATCACACCGACTACTCAGGAGCTTTTAAGCTCCCGATAGATTGCGGGAAAATTATAGAGTTAAAAGATAAAAGTTATTATATCGTTGAAGGAAAAACGCTTTATACTGATGCAGCTGAAGCGGTTTTACTTTATATTACCAATGGAAAATTACCGGAAGGAATGGGAAATGTTGATGATGATTTTCCCGATTATGATCCGCCCGAATATGAAGCTATGTTTTATCAGGCCTTTGAATTAAGGCTTGCCAGTAAATTTGCCTTAGAATTATCGGGTAAACCTGAATTACATAAAATGCTTTTGCAGGAGGCCGCAATGATTGAAGAAGCAGCCTATAGAAATACTAAGACTTTAAGCGCCGGAAAGAAAAAAGGGAATTCTTGGTGGTTCGATTAAAAAGAGGATGATATGTTGGTTACGAATTTTGCAGGCGGAGAGGTAAGTAAAAATCTTTATGGACGGATAGATTTACCTATTTATCAGAACAGTGTTTCACGTCTTGAAAACTTTGATATTATGCAAACCGGAGGAATTAAAAGACGAGGAGGCACTGAAAGAATAGGCAAGCTCAAAGGTTATGCACGCCTTATTCCTTTTATAGTCAATAACACCTTATCCTTTATTTTTGAAATAGGGCCTGAATATATCCGTATATGGAAAAACGGTACTCTTCTTACTCTTGCAGGTTTCCCTGTAGAGTTTAGCCCTACTCCCGATTTACCGCTTTATCAAAAAAGTGATTTATCTGAAATACAATATGCTCAAACATACGATAGTCTTTATTTGGCACATAGGCATTATAAGCCCTATGTCATTAAATGGCAGGGTGGAGATGCATTTACATTCGGTAGCTTGAACATTACCGGCAATGCTCATAAGCTGCCGTTCCAAGGAAGCGACAACTACCCTTCTTGTGTTGCTCTTTTTCAAGGACGGTTATTTTTTGCAAGCACGATAAGGGAGCCACAGAAGATATGGGCAAGCAAGGTTTTTGAATACGAAAACTTTACTTATTTTGATACGGTTGTTTCTAAAACAACTCAGTTAAAAAATCCCGATTTACGTGTCTTTAGTGCAAAGGCCGCAAAGGATAGCGATGTATTAACGGAACTTACAAAAGATTTTACAGACATTACAAATATCACAGATTATTATGTATCCGGACATAAGGGCATACCGAAAGATACTAAAGTCTTATCGGTAACGTCGGATAGTATGAAATTATCAAAGCCCGCTACAGTCGATAAAGAAGATATGGTTTTAGCGATTCATTTATGGAAAAATGCAGACAGCCCGCAGGCAGATGATTACAAAGACACTGAAATTATAAACAATGTAACAGCACCCGATCATGCTTTCTATTTTGAAATAGGAAGCGACAAGAACGATAAAATCAAATGGATTACACCTTCAAAAGACTTAATTATAGGAACGGCAAGCTCTGAATGGGTTATGAGCGAGGGAGTAACGGCACAAAGAATAGAGGTACAACTACAAAGCCGGTACGGAGTTGCGGATCTTCAAGGCTCTTTAATCGGCCGATCGGTTATTTATATAGGACAGGGCGGCC